TAAGAGTTCAACAGGATCATATTAAAACTCTATTAGGTGGAGAACCTCCTGAAATTGGTGATTTACTTCAATTCCAATTCTCTAAAGATTTGTTTGAAGTTACTTTTGTTGAGGATGAAGAGGTATTTTACATCCATGGCAAGACAACAACTTATGCTCTATCAGCTAAGAAATTTGAATATTCTGGTGAAGAAATTGATACTGGAAATATTGATATTGATTCAACTAATAATGAAACAACAAATTCTTTAGATGATTCAATTAGAGATTTTACAGAAGTTCTTGAGTTTGATGAAAAAGATCCTTTTAATAATGATTGGTAATTTCTAAAAGAAATATTTTATTATGGAAATAACTACATATCAAGGTAATCCTAATTTAGTAAAAGCTGGGGTTAAACAAGAGTATACAGAAGAACAAATTAGGGAAATAATTAAGTGTGCTGAAGACCCTATCTATTTTATTAAAAATTATATCCATATTATTAATATAGATAAGGGTCTTATAAAATTTGAGCTATATGATTTTCAAGAAGAGTATGTAAATATTCTACATACAAAAAAGAGAATAATAGGAAAACTTCCAAGGCAAGTAGGTAAAACTGTTACTACTTCAGCTTACTTCTGTCACTATTCTATATTTAATTCAAATAAGACAACTGCAATCTTAGCTAATAAGGCATCTACTGCCAGAGAAATTCTTCATAATATAAAAATTATGATTGAAAATCTTCCATCTTGGTTAAAGCCAGGTATATCAGAATGGAACAAAGGTTCAATTGAATTTGAGAATGGTTCAAGGATAGTTACTGCTGCAACTTCTTCAAGTGCAATTAGAGGTATGTCTATAGCTAATCTTTTACTAGATGAGTTTGCTTTTGTTTCTTCTGGTGTTTTTGAAGATTTTATCCAATCAGTTTATCCTACCATTTCATCCTCTAAAGATGCTAAAATAGTTATGATCAGTACTCCTTGGGGACTAAACCATTTTTATAAATTCTGGACTGAAGCAGAAAAAGGTATTAATGGTTTTACACCTTTTGGTATAGAATGGGATGATGTTCCAGGTAGAGATGAAGCCTGGAAAGAACAGATGATAAAGGAAGTTGGAAGAGAAAGGTTCTCACAAGAATTTGCTGGCTCATTTATAGGTTCATCTAATACTCTTATAGAAGTTAAGACATTAAGAAATTTAGTCTATCAAGATCCTATTTCAGTTCAAATGATGGATAAGTTTTTTGTCTATGAAAAACCAGAAAAAGATCATCAATATGTTTGTGTGTGTGATGTAGCTGAAGGTGGTGGAGGAGATTATAGTACAATTCAGATGATAGATGTTACAGAATTACCCTATAATCAGGTTGCCACATATAATGATAATACAATAAAAACACACCTTTTTTCCACAGTGATAAATAGTATAGCATCGGCGTATAATAGTGCTCTTGTAATAGTTGAGAGTAATGCTATAGGTCTTGATGTGATAAATAATCTTAATTACAACGAAGAATATGAAAATCTTTTTTATGATAAAGATTTTGGTATTAAGATGACAAAAGGGAGTAAGAGTCAAGGTTGTTCACATTTAAAAACCTTTATAGAAACTGATAAAATACATCTTAATGATATAAATACTATAGAACAATTAACATATTTTACAAAGAATAAAAATGGAACTTTTTCAGCAGACGATAGAAAACATGATGATTTAGTTACACCATTAATTTTGTTTAGTTACTTTATGTCAAAAGAGGATCTAGTTGATTATTGGCTAGAAAAAGAAAATATTTTAGGAAGTCTATATAAAGGAGCTGCTGAACAAATAGAAGAGGAATTAATGCCAATTGGCTTCTTTCCTGACTCTTATTTAGATGAAGAATATTAATAGATAATTAAAATTAAGGAGAAATAATATGGGATTCGCACTTTCACCTGCCGTTACAGTAAAAGAACTTGACCTTTCAACAGTTGTTCCGGCAGTAGCAACTTCAATCGCAGCTGTCGCTGGAGATTTGGCATGGGGTCCATGCTTTGATAAAAAACTTGTAACTAATGAATCAGACCTGAAAACTATTTTTGGTCTACCTAATGACACTGTAGCTAAAACTTGGTTCAGTGCTTCAAACTTTTTGGCTTATAGTAATACACTTTGGGTAGCTCGTGCTTGTGATCCAGCAACCGCTAAAAATGCTACTATTGAAATTGATAATACTACTACTGGTCTAGGAGCTGACCAATTTGGTTCAGCAGTTTATATTCCAAATGAAGATGCTGTTGATGGATATAATTATGTTCCTGGTACTGATAAGAAAATGTTGTTTACTGCTAAATATCCAGGAGCTTTTGGTAATACTCTTAAAATTGCGGTAGCTAATGCCACTGATTGGTTAACAGCAGAAGTTATAACCAATGGAGCTGATGATTTCAAAGATATTTTTGAATATAGTCCAGAAAAATATTGGGATGTTGCTGTTGATGGTGCTTATGTAGCAGCAAACTCAACTTATTTTGGTGTTGTTGTTATGGATAGTGATGATACTATTCTTGAACAATTCCTAGTTAGTACTGATACTACAGCTAAAGACTATGAAGGAAATAGTCTCTACTGCGAATCAGCAATTAATTCAAAATCTGCTTATATCCTTTGTTATGACAATACAGGAGATACAGATCAAGTTGATTCAATTGTTGGTACTGCTCTACTTGGTGGTGTTGATGGAGCACCTGCTGATGGAGATGTTCAAACAGCTTATGATCTTTTTGATAATCCAGAAGAATTTGATGTCAATATTATTATTGATGCTGGTCATGCTGCTGTAACTCAACAATATATTATTGATAACATCTGTGATGTTAGAAAAGACTGTGTAGCTGTTATGTCAGTAGGTTATTCTGATGTTGTTGGACAAGCTGCTGGAGATGCTGCTACTGCTGCTGCAACATACAAAACTTCATCTCTTAATCGTTCTAGCTCTTATGCAGCTGTTTATGGTAACTGGAAATATCAGTATGATAAGTATAATGACAAATATCGTTGGATTCCAATTTCTGGAGATGCAGCAGGTATCTTTGCTCGTACTGATAACCAAAGAGACCCATGGTTTGCACCAGCTGGTTTGAATCGTGGTCAAATTAAAAACATTGTTAAACTAGCATTCAGTCCAAATCGTGCACAAAGAGATGAAATGTATAAATCTCAAGTTAACCCAGTTGTTAACTTTGCTTCTGATGGCCCAGTTATTTGGGGTCAGAAAACATTGCAAGCAAAACCAAGTGCATTTGATCGTATTGATGTTCGTAGACTGTTTATTGTTCTTGAGAAAGCAATTAGTACTGCTTCTAAATACTTCTTGTTTGAAAAGAATACAGCTTTCACAAGACGTCAATTAGTTGGAATGATTGAGCCATTCTTGAGAAGAGTTCAAGGACGTCAAGGGATTTATGAGTTCTTGGTTGTATGTGACGAGAGGAACAACCCTCCGGCAGTTATTGATGCTAATGAGTTAGCATGTTCTATCTTTATTCAGCCATCTAAAACTGCGGAATTCATTAATCTCACATTTGTAGCAACCAGAACAGGGGTTGACTTTAATGAATTAATCGGCAATTCATGATTTATTAAAATAATATAGCGGGACAGGGTTTGATCACCTTGATTATTACCTTTCTAATAATCTAACCGCTTTAAAATAAAATTTGAAAGGAAATTTTATGAAAGAAAAAATTTTAGAAATAATTAAAAATAATAAACATCCATTTAAAGTTAAAGATTTTTTAAATATTTATGATGAAATAAAAAATATAACAGTTATTCTTAATAAATTTAATGCTTCAAGAAGTGAAAGAGCATATTTTATTATAAACGAATTAAAAGATAGACCAATGTGTAAAGAATGTAAATCTGAATATGTAGATTATATAAGTGCTGGAAAATATAGATTATTCTGTAGTGTTAAATGTAAATGTAAAAATAAAGATAATAAAGAAAAAGTTAAAAATACTTTTTTAAAAAATCACGGAATAATCAATAATTTTCAAGATAAAAATATATTAAAAAAGGCATTAAAAAATATTAAGGAAAATACAAAAAAAGGAAGAGAAACATATTATAATAAGACAGGATTTTATTCACCAATTCAAAATAAAGTAGTTAAAGAAAAAATAAAGAATACTAATTTAGAAAGATATGGTGTTGAAAATCCATACCAGTCTAATGAAATTAAAGAAAAAATAAAGAATACTAATTTAGAAAGATATGGATATCAATATTATCAGAGTACTAATGAGTTTAAACAATTTATGATTGAAAATAATCCATTACACGATGAAGAAATATTTAATAAATCACAGAATAATAGATATAAAAAGAAAAAATATATATTTCCATCTGGTAGAGTAGAATATGTACAAGGATATGAACCACAAGTTATAAATGAACTTATTAATCATTTTGAGGAAGATGATATAATTTGTGGTAAAGGATTACCTGAAATATGGTATAAATTTGAAGGTGGAAAGCATAGATATTATCCAGATATTTATATTAAATCAAGAAATATGATAATAGAAGTAAAAAGTATTTGGACTTTTTACAATGATTATGAAAAAAATTTAGCAAAAGCTAATGGTTGTAAACAAAAAAATTATAGTTTTTGGTTTTCTATAATTTAAAATAAATATAACAAATAAGGAGAAAAAAATGTCAACAGTAAATGAGTTTGTAAGTAATTTCCAAATAGGTGCTCGAGCAAATCTATACAAAGTTCAAATTGATGGTCTTGACCAAAAGCTTGAATTTACTTGTAAAGCTGCTCAAATTCCAGGTAAAACAGTTAACCCTATCGAAGTAAAATATCTTTCTAACACAATCAAAGTAGCTGGAGATGCAACTTTTGAAGACTGGACAGTTACTGTATTGAATGATGAAGATTATTTGATCCGTAAGCAACTTGATGATTGGCAAGAATTGATTAAAAAGAATGCCGATGCTACTGGTTCAGGCCAACTAACTGAATATTTCAGAACTGGAACAGTTATCCAACTTAATCGTGATGGTTCAGAAAGTGCTGATGGGAAATATAAGTTTATTAATATGTGGCCTACTTCAGTTGATCCAATGGATTTAGGTTTTGAAAATGCTGACACTATCCTCGAATTTGGTGTGACGTTCTCGGTTTCGCATTGGACAAAAGAATAATACAAGGTATTAATTAAATGTCAGAAAAAACTTCAATAAATAGTTTTGTTCAGCATTTCACTACTGATTTTGCTAGATCAAACATGTTCCAGGTTTCGTTTGAGGGAGTCCAATTAAAGACTCCCTCAGCGAAAGAACATCTTACTATGGCATGTAAAGGTATTCAGATTCCAGGAGTTACTTTTATTGAAGGGAAATACATGTTTAATGGGTTTAATAGGAAGTCTGCTATTGGGGCAGACTTCGACCCAATAGCTCTAACTTTCTTGGTTGATGGCTCAGGTAAGACATTAGAGATTTTTGAAGAATGGTCTAATAAAATAATTAATAAACAAACAGGGAAGTTTGGATTTAAAGAAGATTATCAAACAGATATAACAATTATGCTCTTAGATAGAACTGAAAATATATATGATAAGATAAAAGTCTTTGAAGCATATCCAACTAATATAGATGCTGTTGATATTAATTGGGACAATGCTGATACTATAATGGAAATAACTGTTTCATTTAATTTCCTTAAAGTTATTAGTACATATAATGGAGCTGCTCCAGCAAAATTAGAACCCCAAAAGAGGTTTTCACCAAGCAATTTTACTAATTCTCCATTTAGAATTAATTCACCTAAGTTTTCTGATGTAGCAAATAAATTATCTTATGGAATAAAACAAATTAATGAAGTTAATGATGTTGTAAATAAAGTATCAAATGTTATTACACCACTTACTGGAGCTAGTGATGTTGTAAATAAAGCTACATTAGGTATTACAAATCCATTTAATGAAGCCAATGATGTTGTAAATAAAGTATCAAATGTTATTACACCACCAAAAAATGCTGAAGATGTTATTAATAAAACAAATGACGTTGAAGATATGATTAAGAAAGCACAATCACTATTTTAAGATTAAGGATTTATTATGAAATTACCAAAGTTAGAAGCACCTGTACATATTTTAACATTACCAATAAGTAAAAAAGAAGTTCAATATAGACCGTTCATTCTAAAAGAAGAAAAGAACCTATTAACTAATATAGATTCAAAAGATGTAAAAGAATCTCAACAAGCATTTGAATTACTTTTAAATTCTTGTATACTGTCTGATGATATAGATATAAAGAACTTAAATTATATTGATTTTCTTTATTTAGCAATACACATTAAAATTAAATCTTCAGGTGAAGTTATTGACGGTAAGGTGCAATGTGAACATTGTGGAAAAAATACTGAATTTAGTATTAACGTTGAAGATTCAATGCACATTATTAATTTAGATGAAAATACTGTATGTAAAGTAAATAATCGTGTTTCTTTTGAACTTGAACCATTAAATTCAAAAATGTTCTTTGCTGGTAAGGATTTAAGTATTTCTGATATTCTTTCTAATTCCATTAAAACTGTTATCTTTGATGAAAAAGTATATCAGAAGAACAAAGATTTTACACCAGAAGAACTAAAAGAAAACATTTTGAATCAGTTAACTTCAAAAGAGCTTGAAAATCTTTCATCAATAATGGATTTGCTTCCACAATTAGAAATTGAAGCAAAATATATTTGTATGACTTGTGGTAAACAAGGTACATATAGGACTAAAGATATAACAAATTTTTTCTAAGTATATTTCG